ATGGCACGCTCAAGAACAGGCATAATCAAACCCTATAAATACACAGACAGTCGAGGCAGAACACGCTACCGCGCTCGTGTCGACATAGGTGTGTCGGCTGAGGGGAAACGCCGTCGTAAAGAAGTGAGCGCAAGCACGTATAAAGAGTGCAACGCTAAACTCAAAGAACTATTACAAGAGATACGTGAGAACGGTGCACCAATAGATAAAAAAACAGGGTTCACCACATACGCATACAAATGGCTAGACTACAAGAAAACACAGGTAGACCCATCAACCTACCACAATTATAAATATTGTATCGATCTATTAGCGCAAGAATTTGGACAGCAAACTCTCAGTAGTCTCACCGCCACGCAGCTGCTCTCATTTATCAACAACATGAAGGGGAAAAAAGGACAACCATCTTCTATAAACACGATACAACAGACACACAATGTCACCAATCAGATTTTCATGCAAGCCTACCAAGACCGACTTATCACGTTTAATCCTCTGCTCGGCACTAAGGTTGCAAAAAACAAGGACGAGTCCGAACGCCGAGCGTTGAGTGTACCAGAAATCAAGGCACTCCTGAAAACCGCCACAAACATGGGGGTAAAAGACGGAGCGATATGGTGGTTTCGACTACTCACAGGGTTAAGGCAAGGCGAAATCATTGGCGCAATGTGGGACGATTACGACGAAACTAACCACACGTACACGGTTAATTGGCAACGAGTACGCCAAATCTACTCTCACGGGTGCATGAAAAATGGTATGGTCACATGTGGCAGACAACGCGGTGGCAACTGTCCACAAAGGCTACTTCAAGTGCCTTTAGGGTATGAATATCGAGAAGCGTATCATGCCACGTTTGCTCGCCCGAAAACGAAAACTGGACGTGTCGTTCCTATCATTCCAGCATTGGCTGAGGTGCTTGCTTTGTATAAAGAAGCGACTAAAGACATACCCAACCCATACGGTCTTATCTTTAGAGACGACCGAGGAAATCCTATCTCTTCTACCAAGGAACGACTCATGTTTAATGCTTTTGTAGAAAAGGCAGGACTGGACTCACGTCAAGTAGTCGGACACATGACAAGGCACAGTGTTGTCACGCTCTTGGCTAGCCAAGGTGTGGACTTCCAGTTGATTAAGGAAATCGTCGGACACTCTAACGACGCTACTCTCATGCACTACCGTCACGCCGACCATAGCGAACGTGAGCGTGCTATGGAAACACTGGATACAGCGTTGGAATTGCCGTCGCATGTAGAGTTCCACGATACGGATAGTCAACTGGAGTAAACCGTGCTAGGGTAAGATGTTGAGCGGTTAGTATACAGATAGTTCTTGCTAGTCTTTCATATCTTGTATGTTTATCACCGCTGTGCATATGTATCCAACTCATTAGGGTAAAAACCCCTGCTATCTTGTCCATGTAGCAGGGGTTTCATCTTACTTAAAATCATAATGTAGACTCATACGCAATGCTTGCCAAGCCACGTTATCTTTTTCTGTCGCGTAAGCAAACCGTATCCTAAAACCGTGGTCACGCAGCTTACGTGCCACCATGCGCGTTTGAACGTTCACCGTCTGCCACGTATCCGCCGACTCTAACTGCATTCGCGTAGCATGTTCACGGTAATCTTGCGCATTACGATAATACGTGAGCGTCACACATTCAGGCATACCATACCCAGCGTAGGTTTGTTCGATCTGTTCAACCGTGTTACGCGTGATTTGACGTGCCCGTTCTGCCATCACGTCCAACCATTCCCACGCCTCATCAGACGGCATGTAAGGACTGGACTGTTTCTCCCAATTCTTAACATAGGTTAGGGGTATTTCAAACCCCCGCGCTAAATCGTCTTGAGTGATACCTAGCTCTTCACGTAACGCCCTAAAATCTGCCTTACCTCGTGATTCCAATGAACGCTCAACTCTTATAAGCGTTCGCCCGTAAAGTCCGCGTAGAGGGCTTGCACGTGACGAATACTAGTGGAAGCGTCCGAATGCCCCTCGATAGAGCGTTCCGCATGCCAAGCATTTTCAATGTTCCCCTTTACGTCTCCAAACTGCAAGAACTGGATAGCTGTTCCAGCAAGCAAAGCATACTGTTCAGCCTTGCATTCCAAGCAATCAACAGGAATGCTCTCGATAGCCTCATATGCGCGCTTGTACTTGGCAAGGTCACACTCGTGAGGGTTAGACGGGTTTTGAAGATACTTATCAAAAATACCCCAGCTAAAGTCACGAGCCTCAGGCTCTTCATAATTCTCTACGTACTCAGTCAGAGCCTCTGCAGACAAAGGTTCTTCAGACACAATACTCACGAATAAAGCGTCACGTGCGACAACGCCAACATGGAAAGCACTGGCAAGACCAGTAGCAACATCATCGTTCATCGGCTCGCCTTGTAACGCAGCAAGCCACCCGTTAAACATATCAACAGTCTCACGATGGGTCAGGAATAAAGTATTTACTAGTGGCATAATAATCAACTCCTTAAGGGTTGTTGAGACGCTTTGGTTAGCGTCTTGACACGCACCAGTATACACTGCGGCAAACAAAAAAATCCCCCTCACATCACTCTAGGATAGAGCAATATGAGGGGGGTACACGAACTATTGGAAAAATCCCAACAGTTCAATAGTCTCACTTACTTTTTGGTTGCGTCCACAATACGCTGCGTAGCTTCCTCGACACTCTCCGTAACTTCCTTGCCCATAGCTGTCAAGAAATCGTTATGGCGTTGCCAAGCTTGCGAGATGAGCATGTTATAAATATCGAAATTCACTTTACCGTGCGTGGTCAACCCTTGAGCATAACCAAGCGCTTCAATATCAGTGAGAGCACGTGCTCCTGTCACCTCACCAAGCAACGCATAAGCGGTAGAACCCCAAGGTGTCGTAGTTTCAATCATAAACATAGTATTATCCTTCCAATTGTTTGTATCTGCTGAGGCAGTATTAACTGATATTGTTGCGGTACTATCCTGTACCAGGTTTACGAAGTCTTGCCATGTGTAATTAAACCGCGCAAAATAGGGCAATGGGTCGGTATGGTCACTACCTCCCCAACGCTGGGACGCGTCGTTATGGGTGATGAGCCTGTCAACTCCCCAACCGTGAGCGGCAAGGCGCTCACGTACTACTTGCGCGGCAATCTGAATACCTTTCACGAAATCGTCTGCGTTGGTGGCTTCGCAGATTTCTAAGCCTTCCACGTAACCGTTACCGTTACCCACCTGGTAGCAGAGACGATCGTAAGGTACGGTGTGGTAGGCTTCCGTCCAGTCGGATACGAGGTGTACGGCATACTCATAGTCGCGGCTCCACAGGCTTACATGGTTAGCCGCTGTCGCACCTGGGTTAGCAGTGGAATGGACACAAAAAAAGGAGGCTGATAAGCCTCCATGCCCATTATTAACAATTCTCTCCTGAATAATACTCATACACTATTCTTCCTCTCCTGTAGTTACGCTTGCCACATGCTTACCCTCACGAGTGATAGATGGTACAACACTTGCAGGGGTTAACGTGTCGGTCGCACCCACGCTCGCAATACTGGTAAGCACACTAATCAGTGCTGCCATAGCAGTAACTGACAACACGTTCACCCAATCCACCGTAAGCAAACCCACAGCCCCCGTACCGAGCACGCCGATAGCAGCCTGTGCCGCCGTCTTAATAGCACGTTCGATAGTGTCATACATAAACTCGCGTGTAAAATGATTCTTCATAACCTTTTCTCCTTAAGCCTTTTCTTTGATTGATAACAATGCGCTTCGAACGCCTACCATGTCGTTTATTTATCCACGCTCAACCCCTCCCTCTCCGCCACCCGTTCAATAGCAGCCCTAATCTCATCAGGAAGTTTCGGCTTCGGATGTTCATCCATCCACGACTCATCAAGAACCCCACATAAGCCGCCAAGCCAATGCCCAATCGCACGCACATACGCAGTCTTCACATTGTCGCTCTGTTCCAACTCGTAAAGCTTCGCCTCTACCTGCCTCCGCTGGCGTTGTTCAGACGACACCAAATGACTCAACTCCCCCACACGCTTATCTGTATCCGCGAGTTGACGACGCAACTCACCCTCAGTTTCTGCTTGGATCTTTTCAGCCGTGTTCTCATCATTCTTCTGTGTGGCGCGACTGGTCAGATAGGCGGCAATAATTGAGCCGAGTACTGTAACCACGCCGATAATGAGGTTGTCCACGGCTAACGGGGCAACAGGAATTGGCATGAGTGTTCTCCTTTTTTTGATATGAAAAAAGCACCCCTAATGTTTGGAGTGCTTGAATATGTAGAGTTGTGAACTTTGGCAGGTCACAGTTGTACAAAAAACTTGGACAAGTTGGACAAATTCTTAGACACAAGACACGTAATCTCGATTATCGGGTGAGTAATGCTATGCCGGTACACGTGAAGGTTATAGCAGTTCCATACCTTGGTGAGGTTATCACGCTCACGCGCGTAGGCAATATGGTTTTAGCGAACGGTAATATGAAATTTACGCAGAGCGGGCAGCAGAATTATTCCACAGCTAATGAGACTATTCCTGTAGGATACCGTCCTACAAACGTGAATACGCCGATTGTTTGCGGTAGCGTGAACTTTAGCTTGCTTGTATACGCGGTTTAGTTCGGCATAGGATCATGCGTAATCCAAGCCGCGCCGACATGTACCCACCCGTAAGCATTTCCAAGCAAAGTTATCGTCCCGTCAGGTTTGATAAGCATATCCATTTTTTGATTGCCACCCCACGAGACAGCGGTAGTGGCGGTTGGACGATAACCAGTTGGGATAGTCTCATTCACTGTGACATTACCCAGATTCTGAACACTAGAACACGTGCCTTGACCACCAAAAGTTACAATGTCCCCCTCACGTGTGAGAGTGTAAGCGCCGCCAGTCTGGTAAGGCAATCGCACAGTAGTACTTTTCGTTGCCTGTAGGCTAGTTAGCCGAGATTCCATATTATGCAAATTCGCAGCCCGATTCTCCAACACAGACTGGTCAGTAACATCCACACTATACGTCGTCACACTCAACGTCGCCAGCTTATACGCACTACCGCTACTAATCGACGACTCATAATACGAGTAAGAATTCAACTCCAAACTGAATGATTCCACACCCGACGTAGCTTTACTATACACAAAATACAAGTAATACGTTTGCGTGGTTGACACAGGCGGAATAGGGATAGGAACATTCACCGCCTTATTCACACGCACAAACCTTCCCTCAACCAGCCAATCACTCTGAGGGAACACAAGCATAGTTGTGCTTCGCGTGGAAATCTTATCTGTCCCATTGTCAAGACGCATGACTTTCGGCGCGTCATAACCGAATACACCACGGTTGAAAGCGGCTATATCATCAGACGAGACATGTGCTCTACCCGCGTATCCAGTAACGAGTTCGATACCATCAGTAACAGCCATAATGTGTCCTCTCCCCTACCCCACCATGAGGTAAGAAAAAATTGTTTCGTGTTTATTCGTAGTCGCGCACAGTGTCTGTACGCTTTGTTTTATCCTTGCCCACCGTATACGTCACCTTGAGTTTGCCGTATGCGATACGTGCCACTTTCTTCGTGACCTGAGCAGACACCGTAACACCCAACTGTGGGTGGGTTACACTAATCACATCACCCACGTTATATTGCACGTTATCAGGCAACGTGATTTGAGTAGAATCGGAATCCAAGTATTCCTTGAACTTATCCCTGCCAGCCTTTTCGAGTTTGCCAGTCCCCTCTTCAACACTGCCGTAATCGTAAACAATCGCATTCTCTAATAAGCCCGTGAATGTTTGACTCGTACTAATATCCCCGTTAGCGTTGGCATACAAGTGTATGACTTCACGGTCTTTGAGTTTGCCACGCCCTAAACACACCAAATGATTCACAGGGATAAGCGCTTTTGTGAGCGTGTAGAAGATACGCAACCGTTCGTCCACATTCACTGCTTGAGACTGTGTAATGTTGACCCGAACCTTATTGTTCGTATACTCGTACTGGTAGGAATACTTATTACCCGTCACACCCTTATCCAAGTAATACGTGAGCGCGTAAGCCAGCGTACAATAGCGTGGCAATTCCACCGTTTTATCCAATGAATAGAGCGCCATGTAACCGAGTGTGAACACACTATCCACACCACAGTCAGAGAACAGTTTCGACACTGCAGAATACACACTAGATGAACAAGAATAACGGTCTTGCCCAGAGGGAACATTCACGATACGGCGAGTCAATAATCCTTGCCACGAATACCCCTGATATTCTATCACATCGCCCGTCTGCGTGTGCGACAACTTATAGCCAGTAATCAAACCACCGTATTCAGTACCCTCCACATAGATACGACAATTCTCATAAATACGCCCCGTGAAAGGGGTGACAAGGGTGAACGTGCTATCCGACCCTTGCAACCCATACGACAATTCCAACACGGCTTGTGGCAGGACGGTAATGTCTTTACCATTCAAATCCGCTACTACAATATCCATGGTGTTTCCACCTCCTGCTCACGCAGCAGAATCTCGAAACTAAAAGAGCCACTCCATGACACGTCCCACTGTCCGATGGGGATAGGTTGGAACACGTATGTACCCGTATTCTCATTCCCCTTAACACGGTTAGGATATTCGTCAATCGTACGCACATCAGTAGCTCCCACCACGGTGCGGATAATGGTTTTATCGTAAGTGTCAATGTCTAAACGTTCACCCACGCCCACTGTGGTGTCTACCCCATACATGTTTGCCCCGATACGGATACGAGGGTTCACACAATGCCCGTAAATACGTATCGTGGCATGCGCTGGAACACCACCACCAACAGATAATGTAGTACTCATGTCTCCGTACCCGTAATCAAATGGATAATCATACGGATAATCCAACATGCCACCCGTATCCTCAACCGTGTTACGCGTACACGGAATCAGGGTTTGCTTCTCCCAATACCCATACAAGTTAACTTTCATGCTGGTGGTGAGCACGTCTGCTGGCAGTTTACGCAACGAGTCAGCACTAATATTGCCCTTACGCAACCATTTATTACCCAACTTATCCAACACAGTGAACGTGCCAGGAGTATTGTTAATCGTGTCACGCACCGCTAAACGGCGTAGAATATCCCACTCCGTTCGATCGTAAACAGTCACTTCCACGTTCGTGGATACGGGTTTAAGCATGACGTCACTAATACCGAACAGGTTTACTGTGGCGTCGAACTCGTAGCCACGCATTTCCAGTGCAGTACCAAAGAAAAGACCGTCAGTATTCAAACTGACGGTCTCCCCCGTAGTTGCGCTGGTGTAGAACATGTCATCTACACTCATCTACGCATACTCCTATCTCTTTTGCGGTTTACCATGCTCGATGTGCGTCTTGTGCCTCATACACAGCCTCATTAAACCGTTTCACACCAAACACACTATCGAACGTAGAGTCCACGTTACTGGTGGTGATAGCGTCCACCACGTCCGTGCGTGTACGGTCAATAGCTTCCACCACAGCCTTATCATCATGCTGCACGATAATGGTCGTGCCTTTCATGTTGGCAACGTTAGCCGTGTTGTTACTACTTGCTACGAGTGCTTGCAACTCTCGCGCATACGCGGTTGGGATACTTCCCGTCTGATTGACACGATTCAAGAAACTAGAACCATAGGTGGCAGTCAGTTTCTTCACCGCGGACGCTTTGAGCACATACTCACCGTTAGACAGTAATGTTGGGATAGAATCGGACGTGCTTGTACCTGAACCAGTGACTAAACCACCAGTTGCACGGTGTGCAAAGAAATCTGCAAGATTATCACTACCAGTGATAGCTTTCAGACCAACGTTAATCCACTTCGGAGCTGGAGACCACAAGTCAACCGTATTTTTCACGGCGTTCCAGCTATCTTTATTCAAGTACACGTATCCAGTTTTCGGGTCAACACTAGCGCCATTAACAGCTTTCAGCTTGTTCAAAGCGTCCTCGTTTTCACCCTTAACTATCAACGTTTTACCATCGGTAGACAGTTCAGCTTGCAAACCAACCGCTTGTAAACCTGCAATAACACCACCATCACCAAACAAACTAATCATCATCGTTCGGTCACGAGTAGACGCACTCGCAATCGTATCCAATGTTTGCATGTCCGTAATCGTGCCATCAGTAACAGCCTTAGTCAAGATAATTGACTCTTGAGTGCCCAACAGTGGAGAAATAAGATTCACATATTCCATCAACTGGAGTTTAGACTCTTCCATCTCCGTCTTAAACCACGTGGTCACATCAGACGGGACAAGACCGTACTGTGTAGCCAATTCTTGCGCCTGAGCACCCGACAAGCCCATGCTTTCAGCCGTCTCAATAAACTTGCCACGCATATCTTCCATTTGCTTGGTAACCACGTCTTGAGACTTGCCAGCGTCAACCATCGCCTTAGCATAGGTAATCGAGGTTTCCGCGAACCCACCCAACGACTGTTGAGCGATACGTCCAGCTTGACTGAAATAGTTCAAACTATTCGTCGCGTTATCCCACAAACCATCACCTTGCGATACACGGTTTTTCACCGCTTCCACGCTCGTGGATAATGATTCCAACGTTTGCGCATACTGGACACCTGCCGCGTCTACGTTACGGAAAGCTTGTGCTTGCTTATCATGCCACGCTACCATTTTCTGTTGAGCTTGGAACAACATTTCCTGCTGTTCTTGACTACTACGTGTTTTGGCATACAAGTAAGCGTAGCTTGCACCCTGCTCATACAGGCTACGAACATTGATTTTCGACTGACCGTTCATTTTCGCGTCAGCTTCCAACTGGTCTAATGTTGCGTTCAGATTATCCTTTTGAGTGTCCAACAATACGCTTGCAGCTTTCGCTTCCTCAGTCTTTTGGACGATAACCTGACCCGTTGTAGAACCATAGGCGTGCGTGATGGTAGTACCATCTTCAACAACCTTGTTAAGGCGCTGCTGCATTTTACGGTACTCATCAACATTTTGCAGGGACTTGCCCATCTCATCAGCGCTAATACCGAGGGTTTTCAGGTTCTCTTTCTGGGATTTGAAACCGTTTTGATAGTCGTTAATCCACCCGAAAACAGTACTCGATTTAGCCGAACCATTGAGTAGATTGTCCTTGAATTTTGCGCCCACAGAATCTAAGCCTTTAGCCGCGTCTACCGCGCTAGGCAGTTTACCCAACGATCCCACAACCTCGTCTGTTGCTTTCTTCGCTTCAGACGTATGTTGCGCATAGGACGACCATGCCATGCCAGCAGCTGCAATGCCAGCACCAACAAGCCCCGTAGTTAAGATACCTGACAAGCCGCCAAGGCTAGCGATAAGCCCTGAGCCTGCCAGTTTCATCTTGCCGAAGAATCCCGTGGTCTTACCGACCTGTGAACCCGTTTGAGCCATGCTTAATCCTGCGGTAGCGGTAGCTTCAGCCACCTCAGTTGCCCCCTTGGATACGCCACGCATAGCCAACTGTTGTTTACCCCACGCGGCAAGCATGTCACTCATACTACCGCCAGCAAACTCCGTCGCATTCATCTGCGTCATAGCCAAACGATAATTAGCTAACTGCACCAAATGTTCAGCCAACCCCTGCTTCAACATGTTAAAAGCGGACAAACCACCCTTACCGAATGTTTCCCACAAGCCAATCATGCCTAACACTGGTTCAGGAATCTTAGACACCGCGTCCGCAACAGCAGTAGCAGCTTTCGCCAACACACTCAGCAATGGTGCTGCCGCTTTCAACGACGCTGCCAATGTTGTACCGAACGTGCGAGACAGTGAGCCAATCATGGTGAAGAAGTCGCCAAGCACGCTCTTGTTTGCTTTCACAGCGTCAAACATGGCTTTGAAACCCTCAGCCACACCTTGACTCATACTCTTAATTGATGAACCATTAGCGCCCAATACTTGACTAATCGTGCTCAGCAAACCACCAGAGATAGACCCCATGTCTTTGAACACACTACCGATAACATTGCGCGTCTGGTAAAGCGCTGTACCCGCGTCACTGAACGCTCCACGGAAACCAGTTTGAGCCTGTTTAGCACCATCAACCCACGCTTTAATCGTCTCCGTGAACTTCACGCCATACACAACGTCTTTGAACTTGCCCACACTATTAGCGAACTGTTCCAAACCGTTCTGCCCATTCGACAAGTCCGTGAACACGCGACCCATAGCTTTACCAAAGTCGAAGAAAATACTCTTCAAATATGAGCCTTGCTCAGCTACCTTGTTCAACGCGCGAACAACCGCACCCGACTTTTCAGCCTCACTCACCCAATTCTTAAAAGCGGTAGCAGGAATGTTTAACCATGACACCATGCGAGGAAACATTGCCGACGTCTGGTCACCAAGCAGGAGGAACGCTTGTGTCAGAGTGCCTAATGGTGTGCCCAGGTTCTCGACACCTTGACGAGTGTTCGCTAACAGTTTCGGGAGGACGCCCATCTTGTCGGACGCAGACACCATGTCGAGAATACTGCCAGCAGTCTTACCATACGCAGTCGCAATACCGAGAAATTCCTCGTTAATAGTTGGCGCAATCTGATTAGCCATCTCACGCAGCTTCGGTGTAATACCGTCCCAGAAACTCTTTAACCCCTTATCACGTAAACCACCAAGCTCAGTAGTCGTCCAATCAAACTTGTACGCACCCTTCTGCTGCGAACCCCACAGCAACCACATGGCACTACCGAACGCCCCCAGTAAAGCAGGAGCAGCAAGCAAACCCTTACTCATCACACCCAGACTGACACCGATAGCGCTAATCGAACCAGCAAGGTTAATACCGCCAGCAGTGATAGACCCCAGAATGCTACCAATCGTGGCGATACGTGGCACATAACGGTCGAGTTTGTCGAACACGTTAGCCAGCCTGTCGAACTGGTTAACCACCCCCTGCAAGCCTGTTGCACCGTAGGTAGCACCCGAGAGTATCTTGCCCAGATTTGTGTCCCTAACGCGGGCAAAAATGTTCACGGTGCGTGGACGTGTCAGATATGCTAAATGTGCAGACGCACCCAACGATTCAATTTCAGCGTCAATCTCCAACTCATTATGCTTGCGCTTGAAATGTTCGAACTCTTCCTTAGCGCGTGTTGTATCCAAGTCAAGGTTTGCCTCATACTTGAAGTCAGGGTTCTTACGCACCTTTTCAGCAACATCACGATATTTCGCTGCCAACTGGTCAGCCTGCCTCATTAAGTCTTGAGGAATGTTGATCATGCGTGTGCGCATTTTGTTCAACTCGTCGGTGATACGGTCTGCACCGTCCGTCCAGAACTTCACACGCACCTTAGTATCGTCTAAGTTCTTAGCCTTAGCCGCTACCGTCTCCATGTTCAGTAAGACTTTGGCGTACCCGTCAGTCTCAAAGTTATAAGTGATACGCCCACTTTTTGCACGCTGTAACACGTGCTCGTAACGGTTGATATAGTCGTTTAAGTCTTTGGATGACTTTCTATCCCCGCCAAACGGTGTCACCTGGTGAGCAGCGTCACGTAACGATTTCAACGCGTCCAAACGCTCATTAAGCAAACGAACCGTCTCATTATTAGACGTGTTCGAATCACGTGTCGCTTTCTCAATATTGCGATACAGTGGCATGCTCTTATGCAGAATGTTGTACTGGTCATTCAACAAGTCGCGTGTACGTTGATTACGCCGTTCAATAGCAGCCGCTATCGCGTCTTGGTCTTGCTTACGAAACGTAGGACTAATCGGGTCTACCTTGACCTTATACGTGCGGCGCAGCATTTGCTCACGCATTTTTTTATCGTCAACGTCTACGTTCGCTTTAATATCGGGACGCTCATATTTAATCTTCTGCAAGTACGCATCTAACGGTTTCGTGTTCGGCTTGATATTGCCAGTAATGTTGAAACTCTTGTTCGCATACTTATTAAGAGCGGCACTCAACTCACCCGTGTCAGGGTCAAAGTTGGCTGGAATTTTCAGGTCGTGAATGTTTTGCAGTGCACGCAACTTCATGTTGAGTTCACTAGCAAACCCCCGTGTATCAGGTAGGACAGCGACACCTACCTTAGCCCCCTCGAACATTAAGCCAACCATGTGCCCCCTCCATACTGTGTTGAGTTATAAAAAATGCGTGCACTCACATGTGATTCATGAGTGCACGCATTGTTTCGATCGTGGCGTCTGGAATCTCAGACGCTTCTGTATTTTCAATGTCCTCTTTGATTTCTGGCGGATACACCATGTCCTTTTCAGCAGACTCTTTATTCTCGCTCATAAAGCCACGTAAAAGGTTGCGTATATCCGTTAACAGGCTCACCTGTGTAGTCCATGCGTAAGCTGAAATACGCTGTTTCTCAGGCGGTTCACCAGACGCTGGAACATGTTGGAGAACCCACCCTGCGTATAGGCTGCCCTGAATAAGAAGCAGCCCGACAAGCAAGTCGTACACGGTTCTAGCTTTCAAACCATGCAAATCGTTGGGAACAGTCAGCTGATAGTAACGCCGAAAATCGCACGTCACCTCCATACGACTATCAGCCAGAGCCGTATGAAGCGTGCTTATTATTCCCCCATGTTTGTGGCGTAGAAGTTCATGAGAGTGACCACACGTTCGAACAGGTCAGCTGGCTTAAACTTGTGTGCCCACGCGCGTAAAGCGTCCGAGTCCATAGCAACCTTGTCGAACAAGTCAAGGCAAGCACGGTTAATAGCCACCATCGTGCCCACCATGCGCGCATACTGGGTGTCACCACTTTCAGAGAAGTCTTGTTCAACGTCTTGAATCTGTGCCAAAAGAATAAACATGTCCTCAACCACATCGTAATCAATATCGTTTGGTTCAAGCATGGCAGGCAGATTCTCAAACAAACCGTTGAACGGTTCCAAAGTGCGCAGCTTGGCTACCGTGTCTGGCAGAGTAATCTCCTGTTCAGCACTGGTCTTAGAAGTCTTAGTAGTCTTTGTAGTTTTTGTTGCCATGGGTTTTCCTTACCAAAAAAGCAGTGAATAAAAAGGGTTGGTTTTCCTCAATGAGGAAAGAAAAAAGGGACTGGGGTACACCCCTCACATGCGTGTGAGGAAAACCAATAAAAGCTACACGCACATGATTCAAAAGGGTGCACCCACGTGTGTTTTAGCTGTGAACAGCCGGCGATGTTACCTTGAAGTCCTCAGGAGACAGCAAGGTGAATACCGCAGTCTTACCATTCTCAGACGCGTTCAGAGTCTGGCTCGACAACACGTTCGCGATAAAACCAAACTCAACGAAGTTATCACCACTGAAATCTGGGAAACCATCATAAGTGAAATCAACGTTTGGGGCATAAATACCGAACTTGAGGTTAGCCCCCTCGTCCTGTGCCAGGATAATCATGGACACCTTCTGGGCAGTCTTATCCGTGGACACGTTAACACCTTTGCCCACCGTATTGTCCCAACCGTTGTAAATGAACTTCAACGTGTTCTTATCACCCTGAACACTCTTACCCTTCACTTTCAACGTGACAGCAGAATAAGTAGTCTTAGCGTTGGATACCAGCCATGTGGGCTTAGGCTCAGATTCACCACCGTCTGTTTCGATAGACAGCTTGTTGTCTTTAGATGTGTGTCCAATGTTGAACCACTTATTCTCAATCGACTGGGCAAGCAATGTCAGCTTGCTCAAATCAGTTGGCATAGCGACTTCACCCGCCGTAGCGTCTGCAATGAAGATGGTACCGTGGGTTGCGGTAATCAACCCGTCATTGTTAATGGCTACATTAAATGCCATTGTTTTCTCCTAACTTGGATATAAAAAACCCTCACACGCAATCGTGCAAGGGTTAGGAAACTATTATTATTAACGGTTACAGTGGTATGTTGTCCACGACAATAAACGTGGCGTCCGCAGAACGCTCTTTCAAGGCTTTACCATTCATCTGGTTGCTTGACGCTTGCCTCTCAAAAGCGATTTGGCTAATAGCCGCAGCTCGTCCAGCCGTGTTCACATTCTGCTGCGTATACGGGTAGGCAGTAATGAGTTCAGCAAGTTTCGCACTAAAAGAGAACGTGTAATCCGCGTTCATCGTTATCACCGTGAAACTTGTCGTAAACTTCCACCTATTAGCATGCAAGTTACTCGTCGCATACCGTGGAACAGTACACGAGAACAAAATCAACACCTGCTGGTCATCATGAAACACAGCACTCGTATCGAGACTGGTTTCGACCATAATATGCACATTCTCATTGTCTGCGAATAATTCGTGCAACATATCGTAAATGAATTGTTCTGCGTCTACCGTGGGACGAATCTCAGGCAGGAGTGTACGTAACGTAGCAATATCCATAACGTTCACCCCCCCCTATCCGATGGCAGCGTCACGCATGAAATGCATGCCAGCCATACGTTTACCCGACCGCGGGTGCGTCCAACCACCAAACTCCAACAAGCTAGCAATCTCCGCACCATTACGACCCTTAACGGATACTTCCACGCGACGATCAATAGGCACACCCTCATATCGTTTCACACGAATATGAATACGGTTAGCCACACTCGAACGTTTAGCACGCTCACTAGCTAGTTCTCTAGCACGTACTGCAATCATGTGCGCCGCCTTATCAGTAGCCCTCTCACCAAACATGAGAGCCGCCTGCGTACTCACATGGTCAGGAATATGCACATATGTTAATCGCCCCATACTTCACTCTCCTCCGTGACTACTGGTGCAGGACGTTTCACTATCGCGAAATCGCTCGCAAGAATACGGCGAGCGCGTAGTTCTATGCCTTGCGCCATGGTGGTGCCGTGGTGGCGTATGGTGGGTGCGCCGTCCATGTCGTACCAGTCGCCCTCATAGTAGATGAGCGTGTATATGTCGCCGTGCCATTCGTTGCATAGGATTTGTATTGGGGTGACTTCGATAAGACCGCCTTGTTTGTCGGGGGTTTTACTTTCAGCACCGCTAATGGAGAACATGCCTGCTTGTTGGGCACGTCCCTCGACGCTACAAATCACTTTTACGGGTGTGCCTTCTATGAGGGTGACTCCGTGGGCGCTACGGTGGATAGTGCGAGGAATAGCTATGAGAGTGTCTTTGCGTTTGATGGTGTCAAACGTTGTTTTATCTCTTGCTTTAACCATTAGATGAAACTTCCTGGTGCAAACGACATGCCTACTACGCCGAGCGTTCCTGTGGACGCTCCACCTGAGAGCAGTTCGCGTTCACTCTTAGATATATACAAGTTTGGGCTACGCCCGTACTGTGTAATGTTTGGCATACTCGTGTCGCTGGGTTCTCCCATTTGATACGAATACGTGCCGTTGGACTCTTTGACGGGTGCCCCGTAGCGGAGTTTGCGTACCACCATGTTGATAATCACATACGCAAACACACGCTCAGATAGGTGTCCGTTAGTGAAACGGTTTTCCGCTTCGGGGACTTGCATGAGTGCAATCTCACTCGCAGTGATACACCATTCTTTCAGTGTTTCATCTGCTAGTTCCATGCCACCGTCGGCGAACATGTCGAAATAGTGTAGCCAGTCGATAGTGTCGTAAAACATTATATCCTGCCTTTCACATGACAACTGCTAGCTCTAACAACGCAACACGTGCTAGAGCTAGCAGTCAAGGAATACTGTGTTAGGCGACGACTGCCTTTAAGGTCAAGTCAGCGTTCTCCAACACTGGAAGAACCGTACCCTCACCTACGGCGTCATAGGTGACTGGAACACTATCCGCGGTCACATAACCAACCAAACCAACACCGTTCGGGTTGTTAATACCGTATTCAGCGGACTGTGCTGCAGCAGTAGCACCAAACACTGTACGACCCAGCTCATAGGCTGCAAGGTTAGGGGCAAGCAGAACAGTCTTTTCAGGTACAGTGAAACCCTCAGGCAGACGCACGCCCAAGCCGGAATACATTTCATCGAGCACAACGATACTGTCAATCGCACACATGTTACGCAAAATCGCTTCCACATCATCGCGACCGATACGAGATGGTTTAGCCACATAGTTAGGAATGTGAGCAATAAACTGTGGATTCTCAGCAAGAATATCCAGCACGTCCGAAGTGGTGATGAACACGGTAGGCTTCACGCCTGTATTCTTGCGTACTAGATTCTGCCAACCCAAAATGTCAGCAACTGGGTCAACACCTGTCGCATCCCACTTCTTCGCAACAGCCAAAGACACTTCATGCGCCTTATCACGCCCATAATCATACACAGTGTTCTGCACGCTAAACTTAGCGTCGAACAAGGTAGACAAACGCGCAGACTCTACACGCCACGCAATCTCTGTACCAATCTGAGTGAGATACGCCTGCAGCTTGTTACGCAAAAACTCAGGGGTAGCGCCATGTACTGCGATGTCGCGTTCACCCACCATTTCACGAACACCAAGCTTAAGCAAGCCAGCCATTGCTGTTTGCTGAGTGTTCTGTCGAGTGTACGGCAGGTTCGCACCGAAAGCAGTGAAGTCTGCCATACGCTGGTCACGACGCTTGTTAGGAGTCCAAGACACGCTAGTTGGGTTATCCGCATTGGAATCAGTCAACACGGCAGACAAAGGCAACATTTCAGTTACAGAAGCATAAGAACCCTGTACTAAACCTGTTGCCGCATCAGGAGTAATAATATTCTTCTCTAAAGTAGGCATAATCAGTTAATCCTTTCTTAAACCTGTGGTGCAGCTGGTAATGATGTAGGCACGCCAGAACCTGTGTAGTTGTACAAGCTGGTGGTAGCGAACTTCTGACCTGCATTATTGTTCTTAATACGGTCACGACGGATAACTGCATTCCAAATAGCAGAGACGACAAGCTTGCCAGACAAGCCAGTCTTGGTGAACTTCACCTTGATAGGGTCTGCCAACACTGCGTTAATCTTGGTACTGGACGCGCCAGCCAGAGTAGCCACACCATTGTCAGCAACTTCAAGGAACAAGCCACTAGGAATAGTGCCCTCACTTGAAGTGTCACCTGCGTCAACAACGCTAGCAAAACTTGCCAAATCGATCGTGACGGCAACAGCATGTGGTTCACCGAAACGGTCAAACAGCCAGTCACGATCATTACCAGTAGCCACATCATCTGCAACAGGCGCATACGATACGCCATTGAGTTCAGTCATGGAACTGTCCTTTCATCTAATTCTTTTTGAATAATGGGTTATTTTTACGTGCGTTGATTAAACGTTTCGTTTCTTCAACACCCGTTTTATAAGCCTGTTCTCGCGTAGTGGCTACTTGAGGAGGCTGTGGCCCGCCAGCACGGTTCAACGCTTGGGCAGTATCATCTACCTTCTGTGTTGTCGTGGCTGTGGTGGACACGTTTTCATTGTTTGCTTGGTGACGTTCCAGGAACGCCATCTGGGAGGTGACCCACTCTTCGATACCCTCAGCAGTGAGAGCTGGGCACGCTTTGAAATCTTCTTCAGTAAGCTCTGGGTGGTTTAACCGTGCTTTAAGCATGGCATTCTCCACAGTTTTAGCTTCGTACTGTTCTTGTACTTGTTTAAGCATTTTGTAGTTTTCTACGGAACGCTTTTCGTGTTTACGTGCAAGGGACTTGTAGGCTTCAGCTTGCTTTTCTACCGGCTCTTGACTCAACGGCTTATGCTCAGTTTCGCTGTCTTGCGTGTCCGTACTGTCAGTCGTGGTGTCGTTGAGAATGATGGTCTCTTCCGCCGCAATCTGTTCACCCTGCACGTCCTGTGCCTGTTCACTGGTAGAAGTGGTTTCTCCTGTGTCTGCTGGTGTGCTCATCGCTTTCAACGCTGCACTTGTCGTGTTACCGTTCATAGGTTTTCCTTTCTTGTCGAAAAAATATTTGGGTTAGCTTGCTTGCCCTAAATAGGAGCGAAGCGCACGTAAGGTTTGCTCATGCCAACCCAAACTGCGAGCGAGCATACCCGTGCGCGCACTATCAGGTTTGATAGTGAACGTACGAGAACCAAACGTAAACTTTTCAGGTTTCATCGTGTCCTGTACACGTTTAATCACACTCATGGTTTGTTCCACACGTTCAGCCATCTGCTGCAACTGTGTACGCCCCATCTCTTTATCAGGTGGAGTCCACGTGTCCACCACGCCAATAACACGCCCGTGTGAGTTTATAAGCACATGCCCAAGCTCTCCATGGGATGCAGCACTGACGCTGAACTTTTTCAAATCCCTACCCGATGTACTGCCACCCACCGTGTACAACGTGTTGAGCATGCTAGAGTTCGTCCCCAGTTTGAGTAGCCAATCTTCACCGTCCACCACAGGAGCGGTCGTACAATGGCAATGCGCGTGAATAGGCATAAGCGTGCTCTTGGAATACCAACGGGTAGCCGCAGCAATACACAAACCACATGACCCAGTACGCGACAATTCAGGGTGAATCACACGCATATACTGCTTCACACTAGGGTCATTGTCATACACGTCTTGACTACCACGATTAGCGGAAAGTACAGCGTCAGTGACGCTAACCATGTCGAGTTCACGGCGAGCAGCCTCAAGAAACTCTTCAATCGCCTGCCAATCCGTATCCGAAAGTTTCTCTTCAAAACTCAACGGACGCACATTCGGAAACTGTGTCGCCTTATGCTGATACGCGTTAAACATTTTATACGCAATCATCTGAGGGTCAGTATTCGCCCGAACAGGCACATACCCTCCAGCCAACAAATGCGCAATATCGTTCTTATGTCCGGCAAGCTGGAGAAGAATATCCGCATATGAGACTCCAGCCTTACGAGACGCCGACAACATACTCACATAGGCGAGCGCGAGTTTAGCGCTCATGCCTAGGGTGACGCCATCATTCCACCAGTCGATAGGGGTTAATGCTTTGGCGTATTTGGTGGCGAGCATGCTGTATTGGGTGGCGATGTTCGTTCTTTGTTGGTCGAGCAGGTTTGCGTAACGTAATGCTTGGTTGAGTTTTGTTGTTGTCGCCATAGACTGCCTTAGTGTTCAGAGGTGGTTGTGTCCGTGTCCGCCTTGGTGTTGAATGCTTGACTGTTGCCTGAATTGTTGGGTAATTGTTCGTTGAACAAGTCAACATTGTCGAGGTTTGCGCCTGTTGGTGTACCCTCACCGTTTCCTGCGGTGGTGAACAATTCGTCCATACTGTCACGCAATGCTTCCTGGATCTGTGTTTCAGTGAAACCAAGCACTTGCTTCATAATGGTTTTCTTCGCCAAAATGGTTTGCAACTGGCTGGCAGCGTTTGCTAGGTCGACAATGTTTTGTGGGTCTGCTGGAAGCCACATCATTTCGAACAAATCCACGTCTGCTTGCGCGTTACCGTCTAACACGAGACTCATGGTGATAGCACGGGTCAAAGCGTCGTTGGTGAGCGTGTTTAACTGTTCAACAAGGAACGTGAGACTCTCACGCTTCAAGGACGCGCCCTCAGCACTGCCCTGCACGTCTGGAGACAATACGTCTAATGGGACGCCAGCGGTTGAGGCAAGACGTTTAATATCATTGGTTATCGCACTATCCAATGGTTGAATATCAACGTAACCTGATTCCCAAATGTCAATATCGGTAGGCAACATCCACAGTGCGCCTACACCTGCTTCGAACATGCCCTCATAATTGATAGGGTCTCCAGCTTTCGCTTTACCCTCGATGACAGGTAAATCCTTATCTGTATAGGTTGGACGCATACCTTTAATGGCACGCTGTTTGAATGCTTGCATCATGCTGATAACCAGCTGGTCGAACACTTTCTGATTGATACGATCCATTGTTGACCAGTGCGGTTCTAGTACACCATGACGTGTCGGTGTGCGCCGTTGTACTAAGGGGAGACTGTGGCATTCGACTGCATACTCATAGTCGGTTGTCTCCTGCGCCCACACAAAGTTGCTTCTGCCCGTCCACCCGTGCGTATCTTGAGAGCTTTCAGCAACCTCGCGCACCTTGAGTTTATCGTCAGGTAAGACGAGACTACGCTCACCTTTCCTAGTCGCATTCTTCTTATAGACGCGTACCAGTTCCCCCTGCTCGTTGAACAGCATACGGTAGAATGCGAACGTCTCCACTTGTTTGAGTTCGTCATACGTGTAGATAACACCACACTCATTATTCTGGGAGACGACTGCGCTCCACGGGTCTACATAGTGAATGTTTTCACCAAAACCGTTAGGCGCGACTAACAGGTAGCTTGTACCATATAATGCAACATCATGGTTACCCTGCATGATTTTCAACTGCAAATGGTTACGCATGAACGCTTCATTTGCTTCTGTTGACCGTAACGTCTCATCATTGACTTTACGGAACCCGTTCGGACGTTGACGTGATTCTACCGCGTTAACAATCGGCATAGCCAAGTTCAAACGGCTCATAGCACGTAAATGCTCAAACTGTGCTTTACGATGGGTCGACATGACGGTAGGCATAGTTTCCGCTGGAGCAGACCATGTACCATCATAACGCATAAGGTTAATACACCGTGTTTTCAACCCACGTGTTAACTCGTCCAACAATCTAGAGAACAGGAGGCTATCACCCTCAGTTTCTTCAACACCAGTGACATAAACAGTAGCCATAGAGTGAACACCTCTCTTGAATTATTAAAAACAGTTTGTCTAGTACATGCGGATAGGCATGTAATACGTATCCTCAACATCGTCCTGCGAGTTACCCAAGTATTGTTGACGCGCCGCATAGGCGAGGATACTTGCCATAGCCGCGTCAATCTTTTTCGGACTCTTCGGAGTCTCCTTAAAAATCAGGTAGCCGAACTGACGGTTATGTTTACGCGCATTGCGTATATGATTCAACAGGCGAGGGTCAGCGAGGAAACGAATAGCACCACTATCATTGTCCGCGTCCGTGAGCGCGTACTGCGTGTTCGTATGAATCGTTTCCAACGACTTATACACGTCACGATGGCGTATGTTCGTGTAGTAGCGCATAAGCTCGCCACCACCCTTACCACGGGCAAACACTTTCATTTTCTGCCCATAGTCGCGCTCCCAGTCACGTATCATGCTTTCAAAGAACGCGGCATCGGCGAAACAACCCACCACATTGTAATGGTCAAACATGTAGCGTGCTTGCATGTCGAAACTATCACGATCGACACGCCACTTAGCGCGAGCATTATTATCGGGCGCTTCGTCCATCTTAATAATGAACAGGAGTCCGTCTTTGACACGGCAACCTACCAGAGCGGTGGAATCATTACTGACACTACCGTCAAACCCTAGAGTAATCTCATCGTCAGGCGAGAGAATATCCTGCCACAACATTGGTAGGCGTCGCTGTTCAATAGCCTTATCCACAAGGTCTTTCATCACCGTGTGAGTCATGATTTCCGTTTCGGTCAACCATGCGTCCTCTACACTTGCACGCGAGTTCAAATAGTAGCGAGTCGAATCCGCAGGGTCAGCGTCAGGCTGATAAATCTCCGCCATAATCGCGTCAGGTAACACCCACCCGTCCCCACTATACGCAGGCTCTACGTTCGGGTCATTCAAACTCCACCCGTCCGCTGTACGCCCCGTAGCAGGGTTCAACGCTTCCAAACGCCCGTCAGGCAGAAACACGTAATCTTTCCCGTCAGGACTTTTCGCCGCACTCCCATACGCTTCTACAATCGCACGCTTAAGTTTTTTCTCGTCAGAGAAATCCTCAAACGGGAGCACACTATACCGCCAATCAAAATACAAGCCAGCAGCATGTTTAATCCTGCCCTCGCGAATATCGTTCGCATAATCAAACGACCCCTCAGCCACACTATTATCCCCAGCTTGAAAATACGTGGTAGTCTCCAACAGCCAAGGGTCAGCGTCCAAGCTACGCTTCGGCAAATTACGTTTCACCGTTTGAAACAGGTTCTTCAAACGCGGCACTTTATACAAGTGGGTTTCATCAGCCACAGCGAATGTTTCCAACCCACCGTCACTACCACTCGCACCCGAGGACACAGGCTCGATAACCCCACCCTCAGGCAGAAGAATACGAGTCATGCCAGCGTCTAAACCCACGCCCATGAGTACGCTTAAAGGCGCGTCCTTACTTGTACAATTATAGAAGATACTCTCATACGTGTTACCCGTCTGATTCTCAGTGGTAGCAAGAATATGAATCACAGGGTTCTGCACGGGACGTCCCACAGGTTCGCCCTCTTCGTAATAGTAGGTTTCCCCCAGAAACGTGTACGTCTCCCCCTCAACAGCCCAATGGTCAAACCTGCACGGTGCAAGCGCTTCAAACAAGGCGATAGCCGCCGCAATACCACTCTTATTCCACCCCTTAGGGCGACACAAGGTCACACGGTTAAAACGGCGTCTGCCATGCTTATCGAGCGCATAACAGTTCACAATAAACTGGAACACTTCAGGAGCAAAACGTATCTGCATGCCCACGCCACCGCCACGCCCCACAAGCGTGAAAGTTTCAATCCACCACACAGCAAACCACCCCAAAGAGCGTTGCCTCTGCTCAGCAGTAATCTCAGGAATCATCTCATGCATTACGCCACCCGCTGTCTACCAGCAATACGCGAACGCCGCTTAAACTCCTCCATATCATTGCCACGCGGTTTACCATGCTCACCATCACCCACGCCAGCCGCATAATCATCAGCTAACGGTTTGTCAAGCTTCATCGCACGCAAACTCGCAGGAGTCCACCCGAATTGCCCCATAAGTTGACGCACCTCAGGACTCATCGTCGCAAACCGACCCGTCAACAACATCTCATTAATCTGCACAAACGCCAACTGCAAACTCATCCACATAGGAGAAGTCCTCACCAGTTGCGCTTGCGGACTCACCCGAAACTCATCATACCAATGCTGCACAATAGGCAACCACTCATGATTCTTCGGCAGAATCTGCGAAGCGTCAGGAAGTTCAGGCCCCAACGGACGGTCAGGCGCTTTCAACACACCCCCACTCGACCCAGCCGCACGACGATTATTCCCAGCCATACTTATCACACTCTCTTCTCACATGGCTCACACTGACTGCGAGACCACACGCATGAGAACGTGACGTTCTACACGCATGTCACATGAACAAGACAACGATTAGACAACACCTTGCCACCACCCTGCTCAAGCGGTGTAATCCACAAAGGCGTCACATTAAACACATCAACATCACCATCAGCGTCCACAATCGAACGCCCACACTTAAAACACTTACCCGACTGCTGTTCCACCACGTCACCCATAGTGAAAAACTCAGACGGCACATCAGCCCTAGGCACACTCTCCAGTAAACGATCAACCATAACCTCACCAGAATCATCATCAAAACAAGCCGACGACACACGAATAGGATTATCAGGCACACCACGCAACCGCGGATACCGTGCACGCCTATTCTCCATACGCTTACGACACTTAGCCGAACAATACTTCTGCGTCCTCATACGACACTCAAACCACGTACCACACGACGGACACAACCGCGACAAATGCACCAACTGCTTACGCCGCGCACGCATAGCATAATGCTGCTGATTATAATGATGGCGACACAAGCCACGCGAACACTCCACGCGCTCGCACCCCTCAACCGTACACACGGCTTTCACCAGCATATCCACCATAAGCTCACCGTCCCCCTAACGGAACGCAGGGTGCTCATACCGTTTCGCACGCACACGCTCACGCCTATGCTCAACAGCCGCACGACCACCCTCACCCTTAGACTTCACCAAATGATGGTACGCACACAACGCTTGCAAATTATCCAAACTATCATCATAAACACCATTCACCCCAGGGTGAATATGGTCACACTGATTAGCCTTAGCACCACACGGCAACCCCGTATCCTGCCGCACATACTCACACCTAAAACCAGCACGCTCCAACACAAGACGACGCCGAAACGCCCAATCACGAGGAAACGCACGCTTACGAGACGACGTTTCAAAACCCACAACAATCATCTCCCATAAAAATAAGTTGCGTGAGGCAGAATCGAACCACCACAATGAATGCCAATATGCGAAACATTCATACCAACCATGGCACGCTAACCGACCCTCATTCCATCGCAACTAAAACAAGAGCCATCTCTTAATCACACCCAATCCCCTCAAAACTCTCCCACCCCATGCATGACTTAACCCACGCGACACAGTACCTAAACTGGAACCAAACCCCAGCGACCCTAGGAACAGAGGAAGAAAGACCCCTTGAGCCACAACCAGTAACCCACAACGGCGTACCACACGCACACCACACAAAAAGCAAGAAAGAAAAAGAGAGAATCAAGAAACACCCACAAAGGAGCACGTTGCTATCCACACACGAATGGCAACACTACAAATATACCTGTCCTACCCTACAAAGTCAAGCAACACAACACGTCAAGGGTGACCCATTCAAAAATCGCCACAGACCACATTCGCGAAAAAGACTAGACCGCAAGGGGCTTGATTTTTGTTTGGGGTGTGGGGGTCTCCCCTTGGGGGGGGCTAGGCTCTTTGTCTCATCTCTTCTCATCTCTTCTCATCTCTTCTCATCGCGCTCGCATTATCGCATCTGTGAGCGCTTATTGAGGTATGAGTATCTTTGTCGCGCTTGTCTTTGTTGGAGAGTCTGCGGTGCTTTTATAGCTTGTGCGTGTATATGTGCGCGCGTGAGCTTGGCGCGCCGCGGATACGTATCTGCTTATCTGTATCGCGCTTATCTATCGGCTTGGTATTGATTCGAGTGGTTAGGGTTGTGTGTTTTTGGGTGGGTTTTGTTGTTTGCGACACGCCGATGGTGGCGTTTGTTTTCAAGGGTTTGTGGGTTATTTAATTGAACGGGCTTGACCTCGGTCAACCGAGGGTATATAGTTAAGTTATCAGCTTCCACAGAGAAGTTAGATAAAGCTCCTAGCGGCTTGGCAGATTGAGAATTTAAGAGTGAAGCCTTTAATAGCTTTAAGAGATTATTTAATCTCTATTAGAATGGGTACATGGATACCCAGATTAAAACGATTATGATAGCTCGAGAGCTATCGCAGAACACCGTTGAAAAGGCTACTAATATACCTAATACAACTCTAAGTAACGTATATAGCGGCGTTAGCAATATAGATAGTATTGGCTTTCTGAATGGCTTGAAATTAGCTAAGGCGTTAGGCGTTAAGCCTAGCGAGTTACTTAGCGATGAGAGTCGTGAGGAATTGCGTAAGGTGAGGAAAGCTAAGCAGCGTCAACGGTCTAAGCGCGTTACTAGGTAGCGCGTGGAATTTTATTAATTATTAGGTTTATTAAAGGCGCTCCCCCTACTTTTGCACGGTAAGGGAGCGCCCTTTGACACTACAGATTAAAGCGTGAGCCGTCGTCTGCCTTTTCAGGTTATACGACGGGGTAGACGCTGGAAAGTGAGTATTTATTATGGATTTACTTCTTCGTAGGAAAGATGTGGAATATAGTTTCCCGTCCATTATCAAAGTGGGATACTGCCAATTGAAGTATACGCTTCAAGCGCTCGATATGGAGCGCGTGGGCTACACACGCGGCATTCACGGTTGGAACTGTGACGTTTACCGCTTAGAAAAAGGCATAGCTCTTACAACTGGATACAGTGCGTTTGGAAATATCCGCGTGGACTCTGATAGGCTTAGAGCGCTTGAGGAGGCGGTACAGGCTGTTCCTTGGGAGTACTACGATAAGCGCGCACAGGTAGCGCGTAAGGGTATCGAGTCGATTATCGAGGATATTACAAGCGGCGCATTTAAGCCTACTAGGTAGGTTGTAGTCTATCTATCTCCCCCTATTTTTTTCTACATGCTGCGGGCAATAATGCTCGTAACATGGGGTTAATACCCCTATTTTCTCTGGGCAAGTCTGCCCAAAAATCAAACAACAAACACCAATATTTTAAGACTTATAAGGTGATGAAAATGCGTGATATTGATTATATCCCGCGTATGGTTGACGCTATCCACTTCCGCGTTGAAACGTCTACGGGAGTTAAGGAATTCACAGTGCCGTGTAGCGAGTTGAGCGAATCGGTAGGTATGGCGCTCGATGGAAGAGGTGATTATGTAGACCGCTTAGACGACTTGGCAGAAGTTGACGATGGGTTTAAGCTCCTCCTCGAGGCGTGGCGAACGTTGGGTGACTTGTCGGTTAAAGCGGTTGAAGATACCAGTGGCGTGGGCGTCGAACTTGAAGACTTTGTAGACCAAAGTTACGACTTGTTACGCGATAAAGTACAGGCTTATCTCGACTCGAAACAGGATAATATGCCATTGTTGGCGACTTGGTTGGGCGCGCTGCTCGACTGCCAACGGTACACATTCGAATTTATTCAGGCTGATTTTAACTATTGCGACCACCCAATCTATTGGGCATAACCCCCTCCTCAACATGGGCAATGGTTGCCTGTTTTTATCAAAGGACTTTTATTATGAAGAAACTATTTTTCAGTATTGTATGCGTGGGCTTGCTTATGGTTACAGCGTGCGCGCCGCCTGTACGCTCGTTGCGTGCGTGCGACTTTGAAGACGGTTCTAACATGGACGGTACAGTAGGCGCATGCGTATGGGACGCCAGGACGCAAGGTAACGGCAAGGGCGACACGTTAATTTACAACAGTGACGGCACAGTAACCCGTATTAAGAACTAGGGTTACCCCCCCTCTATCAATTCAATCTAATCAATCAATCTATTTATAAGTTTTGTGCACCCTCATCTCACGGGGGTGGGGGTGCACGCATGGGCAAAGTCTGCCCGTTCTTATTCCCCGTGCAATGTGAAAGGAAACTATTATGACAACCGAAACAACAACAACTAACGCTACAGAGTTCTTGTCCAAGCGTGGCGTAGGCATGCACATGACTGGACTAAGTAAGAAACAGATTAGCGCGTTTGTGATACCCAAGAATGGTGCAGACCCGCGCACAGGCGCTTTGTACTATACAGGTGATGGGCACATCATGTACACGGATGGAATGCTCGCTGTGTGGTTTGAAACACCTGAATTGTTCACCAGGTTTGCAGATACACCAATGTATGTGAGGGTGAATGATTTGAAAACGATAGCAAAGAGCATGACGGCTAAGGATATTGCAAAATGGGAGTCACTCAATTGGATTGAGCTAAACCCCACACTATTAGAGTTTATGACCCATGCTCTCACGGTTACGCGCGTGAAAAACGTGTATCGTGACGTGACAATATCTCATTTCCCTATCTTTGATTTTAAGCTGCTAGACCGCGCTCGCAAGCTGTTATCGTTCTATGATTATAAGGGTTTTGAGTCTGTACAGTTGTTGCCGACCACTGTTGCGGTTGAGGATACTGAACCGTGGGTATTGGATACTTTGGACACAGATACTTATGCTCTGGTTCTGCCTATGCATCGTCCTACTGGTACGCATGATTTAACTACGTCTGTTGAGGATATGAACGAAATGTCCGCTGTTAAGACTGATGAGGTGTTTGCTGAGGCAAAGACGGTGGCAACAGTGCGTATTAGCGGTGAGAATATGCCTAAACCTGAGGAAGAAACACCTGAGGATACAGAGCCGTCTGTGAACGTTGCAGAGGCTGAAACGGTGGTAGACGATACCACAGCAGAGCCAACCGTTGAGCCAACTACACCTACCTATCGTGTGGTTGAAGCAACCGTGCCTATCGGCTCGAACACATGCGAACAATTGCAAGCGTTAGACGTGAAACCACGTAGGTTTGGTAAGCGCGGCAACCGTATCGCCTATATCGGTGTGAAAGACTACACGGTGGTTATCGCTCGTAAGGCTGGATATAAAGCTAGTAGTGATATTGAGGGTGAGCAAGCGTTGAACGATTACTTGGCTAAATTTACCGCATAACACGCATATTCTACCGATTAGAGGGGGTACGCCACGTGAGTATAGTAACCCCCTCTAAGTAAAAGGCTGCATTATGGATAAAAATGACATAACTTGCTTATGGGTGGCATTCACAGGGCTAGTTTTCATGGTCTTGTACGGTTTCACCAATTACGACTTCTTTTGGCTTATGAGTATCGCGTCCGCATTCACTAGCGTGATTACATATCTCAATGATTACTACTTTTAGCCAACACATACAAAATTTTTAAGGAATATTATTATGAGTGATCTCAACACTACTCAACACTACTCAACACTACTCAACACTTCTGAAGAATTATATGACGCTTACCACTTCATTGTGAGCAATGATTTCATGGGTGGTGACTTTTATCTTAAAAAACTGACATGGCGAGCGTAGTGGACTATGTGCTGCGCTCTCCCCTACATGGAAGTTATGAGGAGAAGCTGGACACGTTGACAAACGTTCTTTTGCACACGTTAAACGATTTTGATACGTATTTTAAGTATGACGTGAATTACCTTCACGACACGTACAACTCTATCAATGACATGCGCGTGTCAGCGTTTAGAGATTATTTGCTTGACCCTAAGTTGGCAAGCGTGCTAGGAGACACGTTGGATACGGTTAAAGACACGTTTGCCACGTTTCTTGCTGAGTTTATTCCTGATGGCATGTTGGCAGACGCTTTTATTGAGCTTGTTGATAGTGAGAACGGCTCATGGGAATACGCTCAAGTGACTGAGCATAATCTCATGACGTGTGAAGATTGGGAGCAGGCGGACAAAGAAGAAGCCTTAACCTATATCTAATCAATTCAAAAAATCAATTATTAAAGGGCGTGAGGGGTTACACCAATGGGTGTGTCCCCTCCCCTCATTTTTTAAGGAGCAAAACATATGAGTAATGGTTTCAAGGTTGAGTTCGGTATAGTACACGGGTGGAATGAGCATGATGTGATTGAGTCGAGCGTTGAGTTTGATTATTTTCATGCGAACGCTAAGCTACACGATTTCGTGCGTAAACTACCTGTGCTTGTGTCTTATAAAGCGTCGCGTTTACTGTTTGATAAGTATTCACAGTATTTTACGCCACCTGAATGGACGGTGCGTATCGTAGACGAAACCACACGCGATACCGTGGCTGAACGGTTCTACACGGGAGAACTCGAAGAAAGAATCGGTTTTTAACTTTTCACACAGCCACAGCGTCGCACATTTTATAGGGTTTTTAATCTCTGCTTGGACTTTTCTAGGCAGAGATTAATTAAAAGGCGATTGTTATAGATCGCCACAAGCAATAAAACATTACACACGGTTGAAAGGATTTGTGTATGGAAACAATGCAAGCTGGTACCGCTATTCAGGTGCTGTTAGACAAGGATTTTTGTAGTCAAGACATTATTTGGTTTCAGATAGTTCAGCAAGGGTTGAATGTGCAAGCGTTGGACGAGATAGTCTCTGTTTTCACGTTGGGCGACATGAATAGTGTTGCAGAGCTTGCTGAAAAAGATAAGTAAAGGAAAGAGGAACGATATGGTTTGGCAACAGTGGTTGATTATCGCGTATTTCGTGGTGCAGCTCATTCTTATACCTTTTGCAATAGGTAAGAACGCGGATAAGGCTGTGTTAATCGCGCATTGTGTGTGGACTGCCTTGTATTTAGCCATGATATGGGCAACCGTAAGCATTTAGAAGAAAGTGAGGTGAATAATGGCAGTTAGTTCAGATGAGCTTATGCGTGAGACAGAAGATATTGCAAGCGATTTACAGAACATTTCAGAACAGAGAGTTTAAGGAGGTAAAACATTATGTCTACTGTTGTCTGGTGTCTATTCGATAGCGGTAACGGCAGTTACAGTAAGTGTTTAACCCGTTTGAATCGCGAGCATGTTTGGACTACAGAGTTTTATGCGGTCGGTTTAGACAAAATGGGTAAAAATACTCATTTTATCGAATTGAACCTCGCTGATTATTCACGCTTATTCAATGACGATAACCTTTTTACACGATTGGATAAGCTACCTCACCCTGATGTGATTATTGCTAGTCCCCCGTGTGAGTCCTGGAGCGTTGCTAGTGCGATGAGGGGGGGAATGCGTGTTGGAAACGTGAAACTGTTGACAGTTTGTTTGAACCACAAACACCATTAACACGTTTCTCTATCCGTGCGCGACGTGATTACGATAATGTGCAATTTAAGTATGATAAGAGTTTCTTGAATCGTATTAACGGTGAACTGTGTGCGTATAACACAGTAGAGATTATCAAACGGTATAAGCCTCACGTGTTTGTGATTGAAAATCCTTTAAGCTCACGCATATGGGAATACATACAGACTATTCAAGGGTTTAAGCTGCCGTACTTAAATAAAACGTATTACTCAAATTATGATTATCCGATTGCTAAGCCTACGATTTTCGCGAGCAATATTGCATTGAATTTAGACGCTACACCTAACTCAACAGGGTTAAGTATGGGTGTGTGGACTAAAGATTACAACCTGAGGAGTGATATTCCTCAAGCATTATGTGAACAGATTTTCATAACTATTAACACTTATTTATCTCGAAAGGAGAACACGCGAAAATGAATGTTTTCAAGTTGAAAAGCGAAAAAATAGTAGCTGAACAATATTACGGTGATTGTGCGTTCAGCGACTATCCGAGCTGGTTACTATCCGCTTTTAACCATCACACGATTTACATTGACGCGAACAACCTACTGGCGGTTAAAGGAGACGGCGTAAGCATACCTATCTGTGAGTTTGATTGGCTCGTTCAAGGCGAAAAAAGCATTTTGGTTGTGCCCAAAGAGCTATTCAAACAGTTATTCACACAAACAAGCCTTAACAGTGAGGAGGACTAAGAATGAGGAATATTGAATTTACGGTCGCTAAACTTGCTCCAGCGTTGTGGGACAAGATTAAGTCGGGTGAGAAAAAGTTCGAGATACGTACAGAAGAGTTCAAGGGCACGCATGTGGTGTTCGTTGACTCTGACCGTCCTAGGAATGTGCTGGGTATCGTCAAGATTACGAAAGGTCTTCGTATTAGGTTACGTCCTGATTATGAATTAGTGAGAAATATGCTGTGTGAGCTTGCCAAGATTGATAGCAAAACTTTTAACGCTTTGTTTATTAAGGGCAGTGTTTTTGTATTCGTACATAAAGTATCACCCATTCCCCTCTCTAAGGAGTATCTCAAGCCCATAGAAGATGCCTTAAGCGTTTATAACCTATGTCAAGAAAGGCACATGAATGGTGACGTTCCGTCTGACACATTCTTTGGAGAAGATAAGGAGAAGTAAGAATGGTAAGGATATGTAGTCTTGGCATGTTAAAGAACATGAAGCGCGCAACAAGTTTGACAGCGAAGTTCGCGCCTCATGTTCTGGAAACAATGCAGGGTGCTGTGAAGCACCCTCCTAGTGAAAGGAGCCTATTAAATGATTAACGGCTCGCTTTCAGTGTATCAGTTTGATAATCGCGACATGCGTACATTCACCGATGAGTCGGGCACGGTTTGGTTCGTGGGTAAAGATGTAGCTAAGATTCTAGGCTATCAAAACCTAAGCAAAGCAGTAGCAGACCATGTTGATGACGACGATAAACTCAATAACGTTTCGTTATCGAGTTTGGGACAACGTGGTGGTTGGCTTATCAATGAGTCGGGTTTATACAGTCTAGTCCTATCGTCCAAACTGCCAAGTGCACGCAAGTTCAAGCACTGGGTCACGTCTGAAGTGCTCCCGTCTATCCGTCAACACGGCGCATACATGACACCAGACACGATCGAACAAACCCTAAACAATCCTGACTTCATTATTCAGCTTGCTACACAGTTGAAAAACGCTCAACAACGTGTAGAAGTAGTTGAGAGTGAAAATAGGGTGCAAAAGCAGCAGATTGAAGCACAGGAGCAGCAGCTTATCGAGCAAGAACCAAAAGTTGTGTTCGCGAACGCTGTAAGCGCGTCTAAACATAATATTCTTGTGGGTGAGCTTGCAAAAACCCTACGGTCTAACGGTGTTGACATTGGTACGCACCGTTTGTTCGAATATTTGCGCCAACATGGGTATCTGATTAAGCGTAAAGGGCATGAATGGAATGCGCCAACACAAAAGAGTCTGGAATTAGAGTTGATGGTACGTATTGAGCGCACAGTGGTTGAGGGTAACTCAACGAAGTGTGCTTTTACGACTCTGATTACACCTAAAGGGCAGATTTACTTTGTGAACCATTTTTTGAAGCGTCGTGACCCTGATTTGGGGTTTGATGAACCCAAAAAACCTGTTTTTACGCCTGATACGTCTAGGTGAGGCGTGAAAAGTGTTTGAACGGTTTGTTTTTAACCCGAACAGTCGCAAGATACGCGCGGTAGACGTGGTAAAGTCGCGTGAACGCGCGTATCCGCTCACTGGTGTTGAGAAACACCATCACACTACGGTTAAATCGAGTGTGGACTGGGAGGAAATGCTCAAACAGCCTGATATTGAGGCGTTTATAGCGGATTGTCGAGCTGGACGAACCAATTCAACGCCATGGAGGCGTTAGGAGTGGTTTAGTTGGCTTAGCTGCGAGAGTGTATGCGTATGCGTATGCGCGTGCGTGTGTATGTGTGCCCCTCCCCTGTTGCACGTTTTTCGTGTGTTTTTGTTACTGGAGTAAGGCACATTTTGTGGTTTACCTGATTCGAAAGAAAGGAATTAATAGAGATAGTAACTCTGCTCTTAATTAAAGGCTTTTCACTGTGAAACCCCTCATAATCTTAGCGTTGTGAGGGGTTTTCTCATACCCACGGTAGGTAATGTGGATACTATACACATTCACCAATATCTATAATATACACATTGCTCAAAACGGCGGTAAATCACCGTTAAAAAGGGGTGAATGAAACGTTCACCCCCCCTAAGCATAAAACGATAAGGTGTGACTGGATAACGTTTCGTTATCCAGTTGCAAAAAGGGTGTCGCGTTTCACGCCCCCTCATAGTGACAATAGAGCGTTGTGCTCTACGATGGTATTCCATTCAACGATGTTTTGTTGTTGAGTATGAGTATATATTTCGTGTACCCGTGCGTGGCGATACGAAAGACCTCACCCGTTTTCAATCGAGTGAGGTCTTTTTGTAATTTGCGGTGCTAATTCACAGCTAAGAATGGTATATCTACGTTTTTAGTGTACCATACTAGGATTCTACGAGTGGCGACTCCGTTACAGACGGCAGGCTTTTACCGTCCCTAGTAATGAACTTATCCCATAAAGCGTCTAAACGCGGGATTTGTTCATTGTAAGCCTTGTAACAGTCTGAGCACAGGGTTACAGTCTTGTTTTCTTGACTACTATTGGTGTAGGTGCGGTTTATCCAGTCGAACGGTTGCGGCTCGTTTGGCGTGATGAGAAGTTTTTTCTTGCATCGGTCACACGTGTAGCGTGTGATTCCTGTTTCGATACCCATAATTGTGTTTATCCTTTCACCGTATGATTAACGGTTTTATCATATGTTTTCAATGGTAACTGATGTATCCCTACAAGCGGTTTACTGGGGATAAACCAAATAATTGCCGCATCACCTACGTTGGTTACAGAAACTGTGAATGTTGCTATCAGTGTGCCGTAATCGTCGATTAACTGTAGATGCGCATGATAATCGTCAGCATGTGCACACAGAACATCATGTACGCGCACGCCATCACGAAGTTGTTGTGCGGAAAAGTTTTCTGTATGGACAATAATTTCGGATTCGGCATGCCCCCCATTCTTGCCTTCGTGCGTTTTGAGAACAGGGTGTACGTCGATATAAACGTCCCCATCTTTTACGGATAAATAATGTCCGACAATGAGCTGTGATTGAATAGTAATCATTGGTTTTCTCCTTCATGGTGAGTGTTGAGGAGGTGTTTTTTGTTGAGAAAGACAATGCCTCCGTATAGCCCTTCGAGTGTGATGGTCGCGTACACGTCACTGGAGGTTATTGACGCTTTTAATGTGGCAATTGTTACGCCTTTCGCGTCAATAAGGTTTATCGCGACATGATTATTATCTACATGCTCGCAGATGGCGTCATGAATGAGCACTCCGCCACTACGGGGGTGTTTCGGGTTATCGCGTTCTAATTGTTGTTGATATTGTGGGTTGGCAATGATTTCGCTATACCCGATACCATCATGGTCTCCGTGATTGATGTGTACGCCAAGCTTGTCGCCGTCGATATAGAACGTGTCGTTCATTAATCGCAGTGAGTGCCCGATAAGGGGTTGTGTGTTGAGATATATCATTATTTTCTACGTTTTTTAGAGTGCGTAGGCACAGGTTTGGCAGATAACAAACACGAGACTGATTAGGCAAATAGTGGCACTAGCACACGTGTGGAGCGGGTGTTTGTCCCAATCATGATTAAATACATAGTCGGTGAAACTGAGGGTCATAGTGCTAATGGCAGCCATGTAGAGAATGAAGATAAGCATTATAGGGGTTCTTTCTATTGGTTGAGGGTTGCTTTCATGTAAATGTCGCTGAGCTTGTAGCCTTTTTCCGTACGTGTGACGTGTCCTAGGCTTGCCCATGTGCGTATTGTGCTTGCTTTCACGTTTATTCCGATTGTGGCGAGGAGTTTTTCTGCCTGGCTACTACTCGTGTACGTGTTCGCGCGTAAGAGTTGTGTGTGCACATTGTCGGTGAGTGCTTTTAACTGCCATATGCTGTGACAGTTGGGGCATGTGACGGTTGTAGTGTCCTCGTTGGGTACGCGTATGCGCGTGTGGCACATCGGGTTTAAGCATGGGTAGGTGGGTTCATTGACCGTGAGCATGTGTTTGGTTAATGCCATGATTTCTTTCCACTCGTACCAGTCAGCAACGGTCACCCATGTCATGCTGGTGTGGGCGAGGCGTTCCAACCGTCCCTCAAGGGGCAGCATGGCACAATCCTGCGTAAGGTTACTGTCGTTGATGTGGTGAATTGTCCCATGCGCGTGGCGTCGTATACGTGCGAGCAAGTCAATCACAGTGAATCTCACGGGTGGATTCGCATGCGCAAGAGGCATATGTGTGCTTGGCTTGTCTACGGTTTGCAACCTGTAACTACTGTTTTCCAGTAGTGTGAGCAGCTTGTAGGCTTTACTCATGTACGTGAACATGTGTTGCCACTGTTGTTGGCAGTGTTCGCAAGGTTTTTCCACGCTATCGCACGGGTTTCCACAGGTGAGACAACGTTGAATCGGGGCTTGATTGTCATTCACTAGTAGGGTTCTTCCTTTTACATTCTGGTGAGGGGTGAAAATATCCCCGTGCTCTATCTTAGAATATTTATACAGCTCTTAGTAGCACAAAGGGGACGATTCACCCTCAAATCTTCAAATAATGGGGTCTAGGAACGATTTTTACCGTTACCCCTATTCCTTGTTAGGGTGTGTGCTTGTTCATCGTTTCTAGATGGGTTTATTCATCATCTAATTCCTTGGGTGCTATTAAGAGTTATTAAATCTTTACTCATTCTAGCACCTACACGGTTAGTCTACGGTTAAGGCGCGCAGCTCACTTCCAACCGTTACTGGCTCAATCACACCACGAGACAACAACACTCGCTCCTTCACACTACCCTGCTGACGACGAAACAACTGTTTGAACTGGCGCTCATAATTAGCGAGCGCGAACTGGTCGGCGTCGCATAAGCATGTCCAGCCGATAGTAGTAACAACGCTTTTAGTCATGTCGCTTAACAGGTTTTTGCCTTTGTCGGCGTGGGTTCGCCCGTACTTGCGGATAGCGTCTATAACATTGAGCCATTCGTCCATAGGGTCGGCAGTCAACACTGGTTCGAGTTCTTCGTTAAGCAAGGCGAGGAGGCGTGCCACTGTGGGAAAGTAGTTGTCTTGGGCGACGATATTGCTCGCTATCTGCTTGAGGAGGTTCAGGTCATAGGTTTTGAGTTTGTCGTAGTAGATATTCAACCGTGTTTGGCTGATGGTAACTCCGTAGGCTTCTGCCAGATAGTTCATGATTCGTGTGAATTCTAACTGATCCATTGTTCTGCTCCTTTGTGTGTGGTTATAGTTTGCCGCTAGGATAGGTGAATGCGCCTGCCATTTGCTTGAGGGTGGGGTTGCTGGTCTGGTTCCAGTATTTTTCGAACTTCGTACCAAACAAAGTGTCGGGGCATAGGTATTTCTTCATGTCGGGGTTATACAGCCAGTCCACGCACTTGTTATCAATCACTTTTTTGAAGTCGTCCAAACGCCACTTCTCACGCCACCGCGCTCTAATCGCCTTACGGGTATTCTTCGTACTTGCTCTAAAGGCAGTGTCTGCTTTCATGTTGAGGTAGTCGATTATCTGCTGGTAAGGAATATCCTCGCCAGCTTTCGCAATCTCACGAGATGGTGTAAGGGTTGAAACGTTGTCGAGTGGCAACTCGACATTATTATTAATTGAATTATTAATTGTATTATTAGTTGTATTATTATGTCGCAAATTCTGCGACTCTGCCTCGCAAATTTTGCTAGGCTGCCCTGCATTTTTTTCTACCCTGACTCGCGAGTATGCAAGCGCCGACTTAAGATAGCGCTTGCGCCCGTCAAATTGGCTGACATACACATACCCCAACTCAATCAAATGTGCTATAGCAGAGGACACTTTACGTTCACTGCACTGGAATTTATCTGCTAAAGACGCATTGGTCATAAAGCATGCTCCAGTTTGTGATGTGAAGCTATCAATCTCAATAAGGATTCCCTTTTCAATGAAATCAATCTCCCGATTATCCCAAATCTCTTGGGGGAACCACACTCCCTTGAACTCACGTTGCATATAGGTTTCGTTCATTATTCCTCCTCCTGCCCCTATGGGAGTCCGAGTTGGTAGTCGCATGTGAAAGGTGCGCATTGATTCGCCATGATTTTTTCTCCTAATCGTTGTTGTGTGCTTGTAATGTGTGGATTATTGGGGTGTCAATTATCTTGTACATGTACCCGATACGCCCCTTATCGCGTATGCGCGTGCGTTCTACGTAGCCTTTGCTGATAAGTTTTTTTCAGGGCAGTTCTGATAGCTGTACACCCCTCGAGAACTGTTTTTTCTAATGCCTGCATCGAGATGTTGCGCGTGGCGTCAATTCCTTTGAGTGTGACTAATAGTCCACGTGCAGCAAGTGACAATTCCCAGTCACTCATGAACCAATCTGATATGCATACAGTGTCACACGGTACGCTTGCTGAGACCTCATACTTATTCATTGGTTGTTTCTTTCTCTTGGTTGTTGGAACGGAGTTGATGGTTTTTGAAAGCATTTCCGAGTCTTGCAAATCTAGCTGCCATGTTGCGATAACCCTCTTCTAACTGTTTGAGTTGTTCTAACTGTTTGGGTTGTTCTAACCGTTTGAGTTGTTCTTGGAATCGTTTCTCATCTTCTGCTAAACGTTCTTTGCGTAGTTTGTCGCCTTTGAGATATGTTTCGTGTGGGTTTTTACACTGTTTCATATGACTGCTCCTTGATAGCGGTGAGGGGTCTACGAGCGGTGAAAAAGGTTCTCTCACCATGTTTAAATAACCGCACATAACCTAGTGTGGTGAGAGTGTCTAACGCTTGCTTGACCTGACTAGGTGGCATAGACAACAGTTGGATAAGGTTATGTTCAGGCGGTAGATCGACAACCCCGCAGCGGTTCATTTTCAACAGGTGCGCGTAGAGCATTTTAGCTTGAGGATTCAAGTCACTGTCATAGGTGGCATTCCACGGGATAACTAACCCTGCGTAGCCCCATTCGCCTGTCTGCTTATCCATGACTACTCTCTTTCTTCCTCAGGGTTGAAGTCCACAACAAGACGTAACACGCCACTATCATCAGTGGCTATCAAACCATGGGCTGCAAGTTCCGCGAGCGCGGTTTTTATGGTTTCGAGGTTGTCGATGTGGGGGTTGTTGAAGTCGATTCTGCCTTGATAGGCGGGGTTTTGTGTGTGTCCTGCGATGGTTAGGTACATGCCTTTGGCTGCCATGGTGAGGGTGTCGTCGTAGGCGATTTCGGTGGGTATGAGTGTGTACCCGTATTCGGACAGGTCGAGAAACATAATGTGTGGTGTCCTTTTATAAGTGGTGTTCTTAGTGTGTTTTTACTGCTCTTAGTAGCAGGCGCATATGGTGGTGCGCCTGCCGTTAAGAGAACAAGGGGGGTGGGGGTTAGTTGTTGTCTGTGCCGAGGGGTTGGCTGTGGTTGAGCATGAGAGCGTACTGTTCTAAGGTCATCATGACCAACTGTTGTCCCACTGTCTCGCGCGTGGTTATGCCTATGCCGTGGCGTTTTTGGACAACGATTCCATAGGTGGCGTCATCGTTGCCGCGCTCTAGTTCGGCTTCACGTAAATGCTCAGACACGTTCATACGACTGGTGTTTTTACATTCGATAACCACGCGCTGCCCGTCGAGCATGACACCTGTAATATCGCCACGGTCTTGCACGCCACTTAAATGTCTGCGTTCTACACGCTCATCATTAAGTGCCCATGAGAGATAGTTGGTGATAGCGGTTTCGAAAGACGCTCCGGCTTTTTTCGCGCTCTTACGGTTACGTACCATTAGAAGGTCACCTCGTCACCTACGCTCCATGGGTCGTCTACCGCACCTTGTGGCACGCTTGGCGTGTACTGGGACGGGTTATTATAACCACTGCTGAATTGTGGTGTGCCAGGTTGAATGTTCTTTGGCTTCTTCGGGACGACTGCTATCATGTCGGCGGTCATACGATAGCCTGTACGTGGCTGCCCGTTCTTATCCTGATAGTCATACACTTCGAACATGCCTGTAACGAGTACGTTGTCGCCCTTGTTCAGGGTGGACATGACGTAAGCTGGACGGTCTTTATACGTTTGCACGCTCACCCACACGGTGGCAGGGGTCGAGTCTACCCACTTCTTTTGGTCTTTACTGTAATAGCCTTGACTAATAGCCACGCTTACACGGGTAAGTGTGTTGCCGTTGGTAAAGGTTTTGGTTTCTGCAGGTGCTCCTACTGTGCCCATGATTTGTGCTTGAAACATAATCTACTCTTCTTCCTTGTCGTTAATGATTTCACCTTGTATCACGTCCTCATCTGGCGTGGTGTCGGCTTGCTTGGCTGCTTCTTGGTTGGTTTGCTGGACGAACTCACGCACTCTTGCCGCTGTGTGGCTACCGTTTTCAATCAACGGTTTGAGTTCGTCTCGACTCATGTCAGCCGTGGCAGCAACCGTGCGTCCTACAAGCAGGCTTAAGACTGCTCCTGCTGTTTGCTTGCTCGTTACACCTGATTCTTGCAAGATCGTGGACATCATTTGACGGTAACGGTTCAGCAGCTTATCCTCACCTAGTTCAGGTTGAGCTTGTGGGGGTGGTGTCATCTTTGGTGGCTTCTGGTGCATGGTTGGTGGCACGGTCGGGTCAATCACAACAGGTGTTGGTGGTTGTGCTTCATTGTCGGCTTGGCTCATTTCGTCTGCCGTATACAAGCCACTTAAATCAGCTGGGAATGCTTTGCGTAAAGCAGCAGCTTCCGCGCATTTAGCAATCATTAAGGCAGGTTTGCTTGCCCACATGCTGGTGAGTTCGCCGTCCTTGGTAAAACCTGCGTATTCATTGAACACGGCTACAGCGCTAAATCGTTGCCCGTTACGCAGCACAGTAACCTTGGCTGCCGCTGGTGGCACGTTGCCCAACCATAAGTCATGCCAACGCCCCTTATTATCCGCCCATAAGGTGTCTTCCATACCGAATGTTTCACCGCATTGTTTCGCGGTCTTGTGCGCGATTTGACGGAATCCATCAATACCCACTTGAATGGTTTGCTTGTAGGCTCTATCACGACTGGAATAGCGTCCAATCATATAGATTTGACGGCTAAACGGGTCTAACCCTGTGCGTTGTGCTTGGTTGAAGAATAATGCTAAGTCGCCTTTGCTTGCGTTGGTGACGCCTAACTGGGTGAGAGCAGCTAACTGTTGCTCACTAAATTCTTGCTGGTCTTGGGTAATAGCGAGTGCACCACTCATAATTATTCCTCTTCTCCACTTGGTGTGATAGCGTGCACGACTTGTGTTGGCGTGAGATGTTCGAACAAATGTTCGGTCACACTCTTGTTACGGCGGAATGTGACGCTCTCACCACGCCCGACACGTTCTTTGACTCCAGCTGGCAGAGCGTAACGTTCTTTAACGATTTCACCCGTGTCAAGGTCAACTACCTGGTCTTCTACACGCGCCTTAACAAAACTCTTGGCGAGGGCTTCTTCACGTGGATAGTCAATGGTTTCAACCATCTGGTCAAACCCATATTCAGCTAGATAATGGGCAAAGGCGATAGGGTCTGCCACATAGTAGCTTGACTCAGTACCCTTGGAATAGCTGATAGTTCCAGCTTCTTGCCCGTTAATGGTAATGGTTTCAGGTTCGGCTTTACCCATGTCACGATTGACGGCTTCCTTTTTCGCTTCGTCTAACGCTTTCTTTGCTTGCTCTGCAAGGATAGTGAGCACGGCAATGGTTTGGCGTAGCTGATGGTCTTGCACGCCACTGTAATCAAACAAGTCTGTGGTAGCCATGAGTTATTCTCCTTTTACTTATTAGTTTCTTTTTGTTTACTTATTGGTTTCTTTTTGTTGGGATAGGCTGATGAACTTGTTCAGATACCATTGCGCTTTTTCTAAGTCCTTGACTTGATTGCCTTTATGAGGGGCACGCCATTGGTATTTGAAAGCGTTGAGTTGGCAGAACGCTTTAACTTTCTCAATCCCATAGATCTGTTCCATAACCTCGATACATTCCAGCCCGTCGGTCGTGGTGTAATGGTCGGGGTGATTGACCATCTCTTTACTTGAATTTGATAAGACGGTTACACTCATTCGTCATTCTTCTTTCGGTATATTCTTTACTCTTCTCTCGGAGATACTTGATGTAACCTATTCGTTCCATTATTTCGAGCCATATATCGACACATAAGGAGAGAACCCCCCACGAGCGATATAAGCCCAAAACAGATGACAACGAGACCTACAAAAATGTATTCAATAATCATGCCCATGGTTCTTTATCCTTAGTAGGTGTGAAACAGACTGCTACACGCATGTCGCCGTTATCGTCGATAACTTGACGGAACGCATAACTACCCTTATCCGACTGATAGCGACGCTTCGGGTTGCGTGTACGGTCGTAAATGAACTTATCCAACGTGTCTTGACGGTCGAACATGTTGAAGTACATGAGCCATTGTCCTGGGTGGTTCTCACACCATGCACGCACAAGGTCATGCGAATAGCGCACAGTCTTCTGAATAGTTTTAACTTCTTCTGGAGAGGCGATAACACTGCCTAACACCACCACATTGTCATAAGTTGGTTCAGGTTCAGACTCTGGTTCTGGCGTACCTACACGTGGCTGCTTAGCTTCACTATGCTCACACGTAGCAGTAGACGAGTGGAGGGCTTTATCCATGAGGGCATGCGCGTTAGCGTGTTCTTGCACCTGCATAAACTCGCTGATGTGTGGGATAGTTAAATCTTTTGTTCGAATGTATTGCACGACTTCACGCCGTTCTGCTGGTGTGAGATAATCCCAACCGTTGGGGTCGTCACGCACCATAGTGTACGCATTAAAGCGTTCTAATGTATCCATAGGTTTTCCTCTGCTGGTTTTCTTCATGCTCTGTAGAGCAATGTTTATACTGCTCTTAGTAGCACCTTGGGTAAAAAAATTTGGGGGTTATTTGAATTGTTTGCGTCCTACCTGGTCGAACGATTCAGTACGTTCTTGTAGTTCACTAGCAAGATAACCTCCTTTCTTCCCTAATTCAGGCTGCCTATACAGGTCACCATAATGTTCTCTAAACAGTTTCACAGTGCGATATGGCGTGCGCCCCATTGCTTCCTGTTCAGTCAAGAACTCGAACGGTACAACAGGCACATACACAGTTTTCACAGCCGCCATACACTCTCCTTTTATACTTCGACTTGGGCTATCAGTTCAGACGGTTTCATACCCACAGCATGAGCAATAACCTCGATACGCTCAAGCGATAACGGAGAATGACCTGCCATAATACGGTCAACTTGAGCAACACTAATACCGAGCTGTTCAGCTAACCATGGACGATTCTTACCGATAAGTCGTAAACGGTAAGAAATGTATTTAGATAGTTTCTTTTGCGTTTCCATATCTATAAATGTATAGCTCTTAGTAGCACTAAGTCAAACTGGCGTGTCGCGATAGAACCATATACCTTAATAGAAAGAACGATAATAATAAAATAATGGTAAAACATCATTAAAAATAGGTATATAATCATAAACTACAAGTAGCACCACTGCTACACCACAAAACATTATTGAAAGGACTTTTTACCATGTCACGCCTCAACACCAATCGCAAACCACTGAGCGACTACGACATTCAATTCGCCACCACCTACGACGGATACCTCACCGAACAAGGAATCAGCCGAAGACAACTATGCGAACATATGGGAGTATCCTACCCCTACATATGGCAACGACTCAAAGGCTTCGAAACGTCCGTCACCATCAACATGGTGAGCCACCTCGCCGAAATGGTCAACCTCTCCCCGAGCATACTCATGACAGAACTCAACCGACGAGTTAGCTACGCACTCGACCACCAAAACAACAAATAA